TAATGAACGTTTCACATATTATGTGAGACATTTCAAGATTGGCGGTAAAAAATGAATAATGAAAAGTGTATGAATTGCGGAACTACAGTTGACGTTGAAGGTATTGATATTTTGCCGCTTAAATATGGCAGTAGGTTTGATGGTTGGGGAACAAGAGTTTTTCTCTGTAAGAAATGTTTGAGCGCTAGTCCATTTGCTTCTATTGTTGCGGTAACAAACAAGGAACTTTCTGAGAGCAGTGATGCAACAGACGAAGATTTGCTTGAGTATAAGAATGAGGATGATATGTTTAATTACATCGAGTCCTTATCTCTTGAAAGTCAGGAAAAGTTTTTTAACAGTAACGCTTATGGCGAGTTCTATACAAAACTGTCACCGTCTGTATGGTTGATGGCAGAAAGGAGTAGGATGAATGGCTAATTATCAGAAAATCTTGAAGAGATTAAATCGTAGAAAAGACTATATCGAGCTGAATAGAAAATGCAAGGTCGTATTTGTCGGCCTATTTGGTAGTCAGAATTATGGACTTGATGATAACGATTCTGACATTGATTGTGTTGTTGTTACAATGCCATCACTCGATGATTTAATTAGTGGTAAAACTGATGTAAAGACACTAACTCAAGCAGAGTTTTCATCTGATTCTTCCGATGATGGTCAGGTAAAGTTGATGGATATTCGTGATTTTGCAAAACAGTTGGCGAAGGGCAGTTTTGTTAATCTTGAGGCGTTATTCTCTGATTATGTCATTGTGGATGACTCTTTTAGAGATTTTTATAATGTTAGAAATAAAATTTACGATAGATATATCTGGCATTACCAGAACGCTGTATATGGTGCTATTCACCATATCTTAAACTACTACGAGATGAACGCTTGCTCCAACGAAGAAAATAAACAGTCAAAGCGTATGTATGAAGCGTTGCGTCTGAAGAATCTTTATAATCAACTTATGGATAAGAGTGACGTAGAGTCAAATTCGCGTCCAGAATTTTATATTGCCAATTTATCTGAAAGATGTTCTATCGGGAATGTAAAGTGCGGCGTTCTTGATAGTGCACAGTTTTTTGATAATGTGAAAGATATCGAACCGCCAGTAAAAGATAAACCAGACGTACCAGATTGGTTCAATGTTATTTCGTTTGCTAACGACGTTGTGAAAAAGTATATTCTATACCGTGATTTTAACCAAAATGTTGACAAAGCAGAGTCGTAAAATTGTGAATATTTTCTAGTAGAACCACTTGACAATTCGAGATTCTAGGTGTATAATAACTACAGAAACGGAGGGATAGAGTGAAGTGTAAGACAGTTGACGATGTACTGAAAGCGATGTCTGTAGATGACGTATTTACAAACAATCCTTCGATTTTGAAAGCAGAGTATCGTGAATACTTAAAGATGTTTCATCCAGATTTTCACAATGGCGAGATGACTTATCAGGAAGTAACTTCAAAAATTGTGATGTTCTATGAAAAGGCCACAGACTTAATCGCTAGAGGTGCATGGGAAGAATCTAACAAGATTCGTTTAAGCAAACCGAATGGTAAAACGCTTATCGTATCGTATCTGAAAGAATACGGTTTTGAACTTGGAAAGATGTATTTATGTAATAATCATATTGTATATGTCATTCCGAGACAACACAAGAAGTATTACGATAACTATATTAGTTCAATTAGATTTTCGTGTCCTAGAGATATGATGCAGAGTGTTGATTACGCGCTACCGCATATTGTTCAAAATTTTGAGAACAACGAAGAGTGCGTGATTATCATTAAGCGCGAACATGGTTGTGTTCCCCTTTCTGAGGTATGGAATAATTTCAATAATAAGATTCCTATTAAGCACACAGCTTGGGTAATTTCACGCTTACTTAATCTTGCTTGTTTCTTGTCATATAACAATGTTGTTCATAATGGTATTGACATTAACAGTTGTTTTGTTGATATTGAAAAACATGGAATTATGTTATACGGTGGATGGTGGTATACACGCCCTGTTGATGCGAAGATGATTGGTGTTAGCAGTGAAGTGTATGATGTTATGCCGCCGTCTGCGAAGCGTAACAAGAAATCTAAGAAAAGCACTGATATGGAATGTATCAAGATGCTTGGGATTAAGTTACTTGGATGCACTTCAAAAATTTCAGACGCAACAGTTCCAGACCAGATTATGATGTGGCTAAGAACCGGGTCTGGTGAATACCCACCTACAGAAATGAAAAGATGGGAAATGTCGCTTGACGCGGCATTTGGAAAACGCACGTTTACAAAAATGAATCCAGAAATGGGTAAAATTAAAGTTTAATTATAAGGAGAAAAATATGGGATATTCTCATTGGGACGCATCTAGCTGGGATAGCTATTCTACTCGTAATGTCACTAATAAGACGAGCGTTTCTGGTGGCGGTTCGTCCAGTTTGTATCAGTCTACGGCCATGCCTGATGACATGAATCCGAAGAATATTACTGTTCGTGAATCTCGTGACAGTAATGATAATCCGAATAGTACGCCTATTATCATTGCGCTGGATGTCACTGGTTCTATGTCGCCTGTTCTGCGTTCTGTTATTACGAACCTTAATACTCTGATGCAGGAGATTTACAACCGTGGTTCCATTACCGACCCGCAGGTTTGCTTTATGGCTGTTGGTGATGCTGACTATGACCTCGCACCGCTTCAGGTAAGTCAGTTTGAGAGCGACATTCGCATCGCAGAGGCTTTGCAGAAGGTGTGGTACGAAGGAAGGGGTGGTGGCAATAGTCAGGAGTCTTATACGCTTCCTTGGTATTTTGCAACCAATTATGTTAGTGCGGATGCAATCGAAAAGCGTCATAAGAAGGGTATTTTGATTACTATGGGTGACGAGCCGTGTCCCGATAAACTCACTCGTAAGCAGATTCAGAAGGTATTTGGAACTACTATCGAAGAGGACAGCATTAGTTCCGAAGAGCTGCTGAATGCAGTTAGTCGTGATTGGGATGTTTTCCATCTGATTATCGAGCAGGGCAACTACTATTCTAGTCGTTATCGTTATCACGATACAAGCCTTGTCGATGATAGCTTTGGTGAACTTCTGGGTGAACGTGCAATCCATGTGTCTGACTACAACAAGATTGCCGAAATTGTTGTTTCCATTTTGGAAGCACTGGCTGGCAAGGACATTGACGCTATCTGTGATAGCTGGGATGGTTCTACTGGAATCGTTGTCCGTAAGGCCATCGAAGGACTGGCAACAACTGGGAATAACACTGCTACCGCAGTCAATGGTTTGGTCGAGTTCTAAAATCTAACGATTTAGCGTGGAGAAATCCACGCTTTTTATTTTGCAAAACCCCTTGACTTTTCCTAGCGTCTATGATATAATAATGGTGTCAAAGATACTTGACGGGAGGGTTTATATGGACATTAAGATTGTGATTGGCGCACAGTACGGTGACGAGGGCAAAGGTCGAACTGTTGACTACTTTACTCGTGAATGCAAGAACGGTGATATGGCTGTTGTACTCACAAACGGAGGAGCACAGCGGGGTCATACTGTTGTAAAAGGAGATAAGCGTCACATTTTTCACCATTTCGGTTCTGGAACTATGAACGGCGCTGATACTATTATCAGTGAAATTTTTCAGGTAAATCCTATGGTATTTTCTACGGAGTGGGATGAACTGCGTGAACTTGGTTTTACTCCGAATGTATATGTCGATGAAAACTGTTTCATTGCTACACCTTGGGACGCTTTAATTAACCAGTGTTGGGAAACTGCGCTTGGAGATGGTCGTTTCGGTTCTTGTGGTCTTGGTGTCTATGAAGCCATTATCCGTAGTAAAGAGCCGAAATACGCAATTACTGTAAAAGAGATTCAGAAAGCAAACGAAGAAAATAACTGGGTTCCGATTGCAGAAAAGTTGGATATTATTTGTATGGATTATGTTCCTGCACGTTTACATGAGGTTCTTGATGGCCGTGACATCCCGGAACAGTTCATCAACAATTTTGAGAAAGATTATGTGTTGTCTTTCTTGAGCGACTTAGCTTTCTTTATCAAACACGTTACGGTAAAAAAGTTCACTAAAGAAGAACTTAGCGTTAGGTACAAACGGATTGTGCTCGAAAATGCACAAGGGCTTGCAATTTCGCAAAAGTATTACGAGCAGGGCGAGAATACGACTCCGACATATACCGGACTTGGTTCAGATTTTGATGTTTTAGATAGTTTTGACGTGAAGAGTATGGATGAGTTTGATGTTGAGGTTTGTTACGCTACACGTTGGTATACAACTCGACACGGTGCTGGTATTCTTCCGGGCGAGACTGACGTGAATAATTTAAGCACAAAAATTATTGATAACACAAACGTACACAACGAATGGCAGGGTAGCATCAGATATGCTATGTTTGACGTTGATAGGTTTGTTGGTCGCGTTATGCGTGACCTGAGCGTGACACAATTTGTTGAAGGAGACTTTAACTTATCATTTGCCATCAACGCTGTTGACCAGTGCGATAATAAGAAAATCCATTATATTATGGATGGACGTGAAAGCGTGACTGGTGCGATTGATTTCGCAAACGTCATCTCTGAAAATTTCGCATCGTTACCGAATTTTGTTTCTCGTTATCTTGGCGTTGGTGAAGATGCTAGATATACTGCCAACTGTAATTAAGGAGGTATGAATATGCAAGAATTTATTATGCTTGTTGGGCTTCCTGCAAGCGGAAAGTCTACTGTGGCGAATGAATATATGGGAAAGGGGTATCTTATCTTTAGTTCTGATGCAATTCGCAAGGAACTTTTTGGTGACGAAAACGACCAGACTGACAATAATTTGGTATTTAATACTCTGCATAATCGCATTCGCACTGCAATGAAAGACGGTTTTAGTGTTGTATATGATGCAACGAATATCAATGCTAAACGGCGCGAAGGATTCTTACGTGAGATGGCGAAGGTAAACTGTCATAAGCATTGCGTCTTTATGGCTACTCCGTATTCCGTCTGCGTTATGCGCAATCAGAAGCGTGAGCGGAAAGTCCCCATGTCTGCCATGGAGCGTATGCGTAAGGGAATTGACATCCCGTACTACTTCGAGGGATGGGACGAAATTACCGTTCGGCGTGTTAAGTTGGTAGCTCCGTATGAACCGTTTGACCTTGTTGATAGCCTTCTGAATTACAATCAGGAAAATCCGCATCACGAGTTTACGCTTGGCGCACACATGAAAGAGGCATGGCGTTACGCAGTAAACGAGGAATACAATATGTATGTTCAGTGGGCTGCTCTTGTCCATGATATCGGCAAACCGGCTACTAAGACATTTACTAAAATGAATGGAACAACTGATGGAAGCGCACATTATTACAGTCATCAGAATGTTGGTGCGTATGATTCTTTGTTCTTGAACTATCCGAAAGAAGTTACGGACAAAGATAAACTGCATATTGCAGTTCTTATCAACTATCACATGATTCCCTATACATTTGGCAAGGGTAATATCGGAAAAGATAAGATGCGTGAACGTCTTGGTGACGAAATCTATAACGAGGTTATGCAAGTGCATAACTGCGATGTAAACGCACATTAAAGAAATAACCGCCAAATGGCGGTTAAATACATATAAAAGAGGTTGAAATATGGCATTAACTTTCTATGATACCAATGCCTTGCTGAGTCTGCGTGAAAGCGCATTTGTTGAGAAATTTGCGTGTTCTCATAAAACGCTTGAGGAAATTGAGAACATCAAGACATCTGGCAAGAAAGACGATGAAACTAGGTATCGCGCAAGGAAAGTGGCACACGCTTTTCAGGATGGAAACAATTACATCGTTTGCAACTATCCTTATGACAGAATTGTTAAGGAATTGGCCGCAAGAGGACTTGAGGTAACGCCGGATGCAATTATTACAACAGAAGCATATCTGTTAAATTCCGAAACAGATGATGTTGTTTTCGTTACAGATGATGTAAATTGTTATAACATTGCGAAAAATATCTTTGGTCTAAAGACAGAGACTCTAAATAGCATCAAAGAAGATATTTACGAGGGATATATTAAGATTAGCGGCACAACTGACGAAATCAATGAGCAGATGGACGTTATTGACATGTCGAAGTTGTATGCCAATGAATATATTGTAATTGACGATAAGTCGATTGGCAAAACGAAAGAAATGCGTTTTGATGGTAAAAAATTTGTTGAATTAAAGCTACCACCGTCTGGGTTTATTAAGGGCAAGAATAGTTTGCAGAGATGCGCGCTTGACGCTTTAAACAACAAGGATATTGACATTGTTGCAATTCTAGGAACGTATGGTTCTGGCAAGTCTTTCTTGTCTATGCAGATGGGATTGTATGGTGTAAATGAAAAGGGATATCAGTCCAAAATTCTCGGTGTGCGTGAAGCGCGTGGTGAAGGTAGCGCAGTCGGTTACTTGCCCGGAGAGTTTGAACAGAAAGTTGGTGACTTCTTTAAGCCTTTGGAGCAACAGCTAAAGGGCGGTGAGTTCGAGTTACAGAGCCTAAAGCAGCGTGGTGTACTTGATGTTCAGATTCCTTATTATCTAAAAGGAACTACTTATGATAGTACCATTATGGTTGTTGATGAAGCAGAGGATTTGACGGAATCACAGTTGCGTTTGGTTGGCACACGGCTTGGTCAGAACTCAAGAATTTTCTTTTCTGGTGACTATAAGCAGTCTCTAATCAATAAGACTATTAGTAATCCACTTGTTAAGATGTGTGACGAATTTAAGGGTAGCCCTAATTTTGCTTGCGTATTTCTTGACACCGATGTTCGTAGTGAAGCATCTAAGATGTTTGCTACTTTGTTTAAACAGTAATTGAATTATGTATTTGCCTAATCATTTTGAAGCTATCGACAAGAGTGTTTTGAATGATAAGGCCAGATATAAAGAAGACTTTGGTGATATGTATAGTTTATTGCTGGGTCTTCTTTCTACGTCTGGTATTTGCCCGAAGCATTCTTTAGATTATAATAAGATAACGTTGGAGTTTGACGTAGACAACTGTATGTTGCAGATTATGATTTCTGACTTGTATGGTATGTATACATACGCAAATTACAATTCTGTAAGTAACGTAGTTACGTTAAATTTAGCTAGTTGGACTACTTATGGTAAAATTTACCAGTTAGCCAATGCTATCTACGAATCATACTTTAGATTGAAGAAAAATTCAAAAACCCCTTGACTTTTCTGTGAAAGTATGGTATTATATAGATGTTCCAAAAAATCTTGAATAAAAGGAGAATTAAGAATGGTCGTTAAAGTTGATGAAGCAAAGAAACTAAACGGGGTCGCGCATACTGAAACACGGTATCTCGACAACATTTCATCTGTGAAATTTTATACGCTCCCGACTGATGGTGAAGCAGATATGCCCATTATGGAAGTATACGAGCGTAGCAATAACACTATTGATGGAGTTGAGCCACTCAAGTATGCTATGGGTCAGAATCAGCAGAAGGTTACTCTTATGACTGATACTGGGCATATTATCGAAAAATTTGGGTACGAAGCTGTCTCTAATGGCTGGGTTGTTCACGATGGGGACGGAAGCCCGATTATGAAATCTAAGTAAAAGTATTATCTAAACCTCTTGACAAAATATAATCCGAAGTGGTACAGATATGAATATGTATAGCTTAACATTTTGGGATAGTAAAGGCCGTCAACTTCCTATTGATAATAGAATAATGAACCGATTTGACTCAGAAGTAGAGGTGATGACAGCTGTGAGACAGATGCTTGACTCAGCAGTAAGAAATGGCGCTGTGACTGTATCAATTCATAACTGTTTAAGATGGAGCTATGATGAGTACAAAATTATAGGTGGAGATTTGATTAGGATATAAAGTTGACGTTCAAGGAGGTGCGAGAACCATAAGGAAAAACGGCTTTTTGACCGCTTTGATGAATCTTGGTGTTAGTGAAAAAGATGCAACAGATTTTGCTAATGCGGTCATCAATATGGGCGGTAAGATGAGTTACGAAGGCGCTTATCATATTTGGGAAACCGAAATGATTAAGGTTGGAATCGCATCTACAAAAGATAAGATGGTTGCAAAAGATACAATCAGCAATAAATTATTTGGATAAAAGGAGTATCTAATTATGGCAAATTTTGCAAATGCAGTTCGTGAATCTGCACGAATGACTACTACCGCAAATGGAGCAAAGTGCTACAATACTACTGGTAGCAAGATGCTTGACCTGTTCTCTACCGCTGGTGGTATGCGCACTCGAATCAATGATGTTCGTGATGCGTTCTCTGCGGCATGGAACGAGAATCCCGAGTTGGCAATTAAGCTGGCTTTCTATTGTCGTGACGTGAGAGGTGGACAGGGAGAACGTGACGTTGCGCGTGAGATGCTTCGCTGGGTCGCAGAATATCATCCTTCTACTATGCGTAAGAATTTGAAGTTCTTGCCTGAGTATGGTCGCTGGGACGATATTTACGTCTTTGTTGGTACTAAGGTCGAGAATGACGTATGGCAGATGGTTCGTGGACAGTTTGCCGAGGACATCAAGAATGTCAATTCTGGTAAGTCCTGTTCTCTGATGGCTAAGTGGCTGAAGTCCGTCAACACCTCTTCTAAGAAGTCTGTTGAACTTGGTCGTTTGACTGCTCGTAAGCTGGGGCTGTCTTATATGCAGTACCAGAAAACTCTGGCTAAACTGCGTAAGTACATTAACGTGACCGAGGTTAATATGTCTGCAAACAAGTGGACTGATATTAACTACGAGGCCGTCCCCTCTAAGGCAATGACTAACTATCGTAGCGCATTCGCTCGTCACGACCACGAAGGATTTACCGACTATATCAACGCTGTTAAGGCCGGAGAAAAGACTATTAAATCTAACACTCTGTATCCTTATGACCTTGTACATCAGTACATGGGTGGCGGTGGAATGGTTTCTTATCGCTCCGGTTACTACAACTGCGGTGGTTTGGCAGATAAGGAAGACGCTGTTGTTGAAGCACAGTGGAAAGCACTGCCCAACTACATTGACGGAAACCATAACGTGATGGTTATGGCAGATACGTCTGGTTCTATGCGTGGTCAGCCTATTGAGTCTGCGCTTGGTCTTGCAATGTATTTTGCAGAGCGTAATAGCGGCCCTTATAAGAATCTGTTTATGACCTTTAGTACCAATCCTTGTTATGTCACTCTGGATGAACAGAGTATGCTTGGCAATCTGAAGAAGGCCGCAAAAGCTGATTGGATGGGTTCTACTAACCTTGAAGCAGCTTTTGCTAAGATTCTCAAGACCGCTACCGACAATCATCTGACTGATGACGAGTTGCCCAAGGCACTTGTTATCATCTCGGATATGCAGTTTAATAAGGCGTTGATTCAGGGCGACAACTACTTCGATTCTATGAAGAATATGTATGCTGCGCACGGTTATACTCTTCCCCATGTTGTGTTCTGGTGCGTAAATGCTTGGGCTGGTTCTACTCACCACAATAACTACAACGACTACGTTACTGCATTTAGCGGTAATGCCGCAAGCACTTTCCGTGATGTTCTCGGAACTATCGGTTATAATGCTTACGAGGCTATGTTGAAGGTTCTGAATGGTGAGCGTTACGCGCAGATTCATGCCTAATGTTTGACTAAACGGTGGCAATGCCGCCACCGTTAATTTTTAATCTAAAGGAGAAAGTATGGTTAATCTTTTAGCATTTGTTCCTATTGTCGCAATTATCGCTGTAATTGCATTGATTGTTATTGTTTTTAAGTCTTGCTATAAGAAAGCACCGCCTAATAAAGCGATGGTCATTACTGGGCCGTCTGGTAGCAAGACTGTTCATGGTAAGGCTTGTTTTGTCATTCCGCTGATTCAGCGTGTTGATTATATGTCTTTGGAGAACATTCAGGTAGACTTTACGTCTCGTGATGAGATTCCAACTAAGGACGCTATCAATATCAATGTTGATGCAGTTGCTAATATGGCTATTGATACCGACCCGGAGCGTATGGCGGTTGCCGCATCCAAGTTTCTTGGGTATTCTATCGCAGACATCCAGACGATTGTTCAGCCTATTTTGGAAGGTAACATCCGCGAAATTATTTCTCAGACTACTCTGAAGGAACTGATTCAGGGAGACAAGAAACAGTTTGCTGAGAAGGTCATGGAGAATGTCGCACCAAACCTCGCAGACCTCGGTTTGAAGCTGACTACGTTTAACATCCAGAACTTCAAGGATAGAAACGGTGTGATTGAGAATCTGGGCATTGAGAATACTGTCCAGATTTCCAAGGACGCTAAGAAAGCACAGGCACAGGCAAAGGCTGAAATCGCTATCGCAGAAGCAGAAAGCGCACGTGCCGCGAATGAAGCACAGGTTGTAGCTGATGCTGAGATTGCCCAGAAGCAGAATGAACTGGCTATCAAGAAAGCACAGTTGAAGAAGGTTGCGGAAGTCGAACAGGCTCGTGCCGATGCCGCACGTGGAATTGAGGCTGAGGAACAGCGTAAGGCGCAGGAAATTGCGACCGCAAACGCAAACCTTGCTCGTCAGGAAAAGGAAATTGAGCTGAAGGAGCGCGAGGTTTCCATTAAGGAAAAGTCTCTGGAAGCAGAGGTTAAAAAGACCGCAGAAGCAAAGCGTTACGCTGACCAGCAGGCCGCAGACGCACATCTGTATACCGTCCAGCGTCAGTCCGAGGCTTCACTGTTCGACCGTCAGAAGAAGGCAGAGGCAGAGAAGGTCGAGGCTACCCAGAGGGCAGAAGCTGAAAAGATTACCTCTGAGGCAAAGCGTATTGCCGCAGAAAACGAAGCCGCTGGTATCAAGGCAAAGGGTGTTGCAGAAGCAGAAGCTATTCGTGCAAAGGCACTGGCAGAAGCAGAGGGTACTCTGAAAAAGGCAGAAGCTATGCGTGAGTACGGTGATGCCGCAACTATGGACATGAAGCTGGCCGTCGCTAAGGCTTACATCGACAAGTTGCCGGAGATTGCCGCCGCAGTTGCCGCACCTATGGCAAATATTGGCAATATTACCATGTATGGTGAGGGTAACACCGCAAAGCTGACTGGTGACGTTACCAAGACCATGAAGCAGATTACCGATGGCTTTACTGATGCTACTGGTTTCAACCCTATGATGCTGTTGTCTGGCGTTCTGGGCGGCAAGCTGGCCGCATCCAACAGCGGTTCTACTGTAAACGTTCATGTTGACGGTGACAATCAGTAATTATTCTCTTTTAGATTCTTGCAGGGTGTATACCCTGCTTTTACATGGGGTATTAGTCTAACTGGATAAAACATCACTCTCCTAAAGTGAATTTCTCCGTTCGAGTCGGGGATGCCCCACCAAAATTTTTTTCAAAACCACTTGACAAATCGCAAAAAGTATGATAGAATATAGGTGTTCCAAGGGGAACAGAAAGAAGGTACATCACATGAAATATGATGCTGTAAAAGTACACGAGCAGATTCCTATGACACCGAAACGTCTTTATGAGTGGGCTATTGCAAACGGTGTTGAAGATTGTCAGATGTATTTCCCAGCAGATGAATTTATGACCGATGTTGATTTGACAATGGATTGTATGTGCAAAGAATATCGTGGTTTTGGTAAGAACAAGGAAATGGTAGTTAATATCTGTAGGTGATTGTACGATGGTTTTTGTCTATGAGCTGAAATATGTTGATAAACGCAAATTAGTTCCAGTCACAGAGAGTCCGAAGATGAGGGCAATCGCTACGGTGATTAACAAAGTTACTGGAAACGATGTTAAACGTCTGTATAATCGCTTGAAGCGAAGTGGTAATATGCCACAGATGAAACATCTAAAAGACGGGAACTATCGTATTACGTATATAGCACTGCCTAATGGGTTGAAGTTTGACCCATTCTATAAGAACGGTGTATATTACAGAGGAAGGAGCGTATTTAACCGTGATGACACTTGATGACAGAATGAAAACTTATTATGAGGGCGCATATCGTGTTTATCTGACGCGTCGTATGCCTGTTATTATCCGAATCGACTCTCGTGCTGGGCATACCTTTACAAGGGGTTTGAAGAAGCCTTTTGATGCAGTATTTACTGCGACAATGCAGGATACGATGAAGTACCTGTGTGAAAATATTCAGGGTTGTGTAGTTGGTTATACGCAGTCTGACGAGATTACTTTGTGTCTTGTTGATTATGACAAGCTGGAAACAGATGCTTGGTTTGGCTATAATTTAAACAAGCTGGTAAGCCTTAGCGCATCAATGGCTACGTTGGCATTTAATAAGCACTTTGAACGTAATGCCAATAGAACCCTCACTAAGATGGCGTTGTCCTCTGGTGTGAATAAGTTTGAAATTGACGCTTACTCTGCTACATTGGCAAAGTGTAAAGAAAAGGGTCTGTGTTTCGATTCTCGCGCCTTTAATATTCCGAAGGAAGAGGTGTGTAACTGCTTCTTATGGAGACAGCTTGACGCTTCTCGAAACAGTATTCAGGCTGTCGGTCAGGCAAACTTCTCGCATACTGTTCTGGATGGTAAGAGTACGTCTGAAATTCAGGATATGTTGATGACCGAAAAAGGCATCAACTGGAACGACCTTGCGACTGAATTGAAGCGTGGCTCTTGCTGTGTCCGAGATGGTAACGGCTGGTCTATTGACCGCGAGATTCCTAAGTTTACCGGCGAAGGTCGAGACTATATTGATAAGCTGGTTTTTGTTGGAGAATAAAATGCCTAAATATAGTTTTGATTTTAGGTACGCATACGGAAGTTGGACATTATGTAATTTGCGTTATGAGCATTATGACATTGATGCCCCTTCTGAAAAGGAAGCATTTAAAATCGCAGAAAAACAGTTCAGTGAAACGCATAAATCTGCAATATGTGACCTCTATCGTGATAGTGATGGATGGCATAAACTTCTTTGGTGAGTATGAACATTAACATTCCGTTTTCTTGCGGCGATGTTGTGTACGCTGTAAGACCTAAAAATATGTATAACAAGGAAGCCTATATTTATAAAGGCATTGTTATTTATATTAAAGTCGAGGTTGACCGTGACAATAAAGCTAAAATTATGGCGCACGTTCGTGACCTCGATGAGACTTTAAGCGCACCTAACATCATCTATCAGAACAGTGACAGTATCTACGCCACTCTGGATGAAGCTAGGTCAGCTAATCCAGATGTTCTGATAAAAATTTAAAAATATTTTTCAAAAACCCCTTGACAAATGATAAAAAATTTGGTATAATAAGGGTGTCAAGAGGAGGTGGCTGAATGGCTACACGATGGTATGATTAGGTCTATCTTCCAAATCATCCGAGGGCAGGAACGAATGGAAACGTATTTGTCCATGTGATTGTTGCTGAACAAAAGATTGGAAGATACCTAAAGCCGGAAGAAGTTGTTCATCACATCAACATGAATAAGCATGATAATCGACCAGAGAATTTATTGGTTGTTGCTACAAATAGTGACCATGCGGCAATTCATAAAGGATGCAACTATGAATTGGATGATGATGGTGTGGCACATGCAATAAAGAAGGTGTGCTTTTGCAAAGTATGTGGAAAGACCATTTCTTATGGCTCTGAAATGTGTCTTGATTGCTGGCATGAATTTTTGAACAAAAATAGTGTTCCATACAAAATAGTCGATGGACATTGCGTAATCATAACACGTGATGAACTAAAACATAAAATACGCCAGAAATCATTTGTTAGCATCGGTAAAGAATTTGGAGTCTGTGACAATACGATAAGAAAATGGTGTAAAAAGTACAATCTTCCTTTTAGAACAAAAGATATAAAGGAATATACAGATGAAGAGTGGGTAAACATTTAATACCCACTAATATACGTCCTTAGTGTAACGAATAGCACGAAAATCTCCAAAATTTTTAGTAACAGTTTGACTCTGTTAGGACGCGCCAGTTAGACTTTGTTTGGTTAAGTTAAACATCAATAGCTAGTCTATGTTGATGAGTTAAAAACCAAGTTCGTGCGCACGAATTTCTTGCGGGAGCAAGGTCGCTTATATGCGCTTATCGTTCAATGGATAGGACAAAACTCTTCTAAAGTTTTTATGTGGGTTCAATTCCTACTAGGCGTACCACAGACGCATACAGCAATCCATAAATTTTAATGGTTTAAAAAGAATGCTTAAAACAATCTTTTACGGTTCGATTCCGTTCTGCGTCTAATTTTTAGTTATTCTTTATCTTTTTCTGAACTCGATAGACACGAACAGCAACACTTTCTTTGTTCGCGCCACTAATTGCGAATATAGTTTAGATGGTTAGAACGCCACACCAAAATGTGGAGACGTGGGTTCGAGTCCCACTTATAGTCGTGTCTAATATGCCCGGTTAGTCAAGTTGGCTAAGACGAGTGACTCTCAATCACTAGGCGGCAGTTCAATCCTGTCACCGGGTACTTTATGGTCGAGTAGCTCAGTTGGTTAGAGCAGTAGATAAATGGGGTATGAATATGGTAAATTCAAAGATGAAAGGCAATATTGCAGAGTCGCGTATTTTATATGAATTTGTTTAGAGAGGAATACCAGTTTCAATACCTTACGGCGATAATGAACGCTATGATATGATAGCGGAATTTAATGGAAAGCTGAATAAGATACAGATAAAGTTCTGCAATCAACAAATAGTTGATGGTTCGATAAGCTGTCCATGTTCTAATATAGTAAATCCATTAACAAAAAGTAAGCATAGAGAATTATATGTTAATGATGTTGATTATATGGCATTTTACATATATGTATGGGATGCTGCTGTTATAATTCCAACAAGTTACATAGGGAATAGGATTCAGATAAAGATTAGAAAAGAACGTGCAAAGAACAATCAAACTACAGCTTCTACATTTGTTGATGACTTTACTTTTGATAAAATTGTTGGAGCAGATGTTCGTAATGTGATAGAAGAACAACAAAATGTATATGAAAAAGCATATAATAGATGTGTTGATTGCGGATGTGCCATATCGGATAGGGCTGTGAGATGTTTAAGGTGTAGAAACTTGAAGCAATATGAAGAAACGGCAAATCCGAATATGATAGATAGAGACACGCTTAAATCCATGATTAGAAATATGCCATTTAAGCATATCGCATCTATATGTGGAGTTTCAGATAACTGTATTAGAAATTGGTGTAAAAGATATAATCTTCCATATCGTACATCTGACATTAAGAAATATACAGATGACGAGTGGAGTGATGTATAATTTTTAGCTAATTACAAAAACAATATCCTACTGACATAATAATACCCATTTTTTCGGTTTGGCTAACAGCGCATAGCTATAAAAGTCTAGGATTATTGGATAGGCTAACAATGACTGCTGGAAAGACAGCAATTTATATGCGGCAGTAGTTCAACTGGATAGAGCAATCGGCTACGAACCGATAGGTTGCGAGTTCGAGTCTTGTCTGCCGTACCAGATAAGTGAGTCTTAAATTACGTTGGACAAAGGGTAGCCTTTTATGGGAGACTGTTACGACAGTAACCCCGATTATCGGTGACAATGCTAACACATAAGAGTGCGTAAGCCGACATTTATATGTGTATGTATCCGAATTGGCATAGGAGCTGCTTTGAGATGGCAGTGTCGCAAGACATTGTGGGTTCAAGTCCCACCATGCACACCAGAATACAGTATGGTTTCAATGGTAAAACATCACCCAAATAAGAATGTGTCTATATAGACATAAGCCGCAATTATTTTTCTTAAAAGCCAAGGTGAAGATGTCGGTTCGACTCCGATTGCTGTATTTATTATGCGAGATTAACTCAACTGGAAGAGTGTCTCCTTTACACGGAGGAAGCTACAGGTTCGAGTCCTGTATTTCGCACCATACGACAGTTTATAAGCTAAACAAGTCCTGTCAGTCCTGCTGTGGATAAAACAAAAACTTAATTTGCGGTTGAGTGACCTGAAACTCACCATTATGGCTGTGTAGCTCAATAGGCTAGAGCGCGTAAAACCTATCTATTTTAGATAGTAACAGCTACACATTTTTCCATTATAAGGACGAGGTTTATGGTTCGAGTCCATACGCAGCCACCAAAAATCTAAAAAAGAAGGGAAATGAATCCGATGCAGTAGATTGATAATAACAATCCAATGGTTTTCTTTCAGATGTTGGGTGAAGTTGCTGGTGATAATATCATGAGCAAGATTTCCCGATTAAAAATCGGCGAAGAAAACGGCATAGTTACCTTGTATCTAAGAGATGAACGTGAACCGTTCACAAATAGCGAACTTGAACAATTCAAGGAAATCCTGAAAAGATGGTACGATATTATCTCTTTCAGACGTGAAGATAGGCTTATTATGTTAGATATGAAGGTAAGAAAGTAAAATTCTCCTTTATTTTGTACAGAAAGACACATCCAGCAAACTTCTATGAAATTTTGAGCGCCATTATTGTTCAATTTTTAATGTGTCTTTTGGATTAGCCAGTGTAGTTCAGTTGGTAGAACGCGGGTTTTGTAATCCCGATGCCGAAAGGGTTCTCGCAGGTTCGAGTCCTGTCACTGGCTCCATGCCACTTTAATTCAGTAGATAGAATGATGCGTTCGTATCGCATACGTCGTAGGTTTGATTCCTACAGGTGGCTCCAATCGCACCTATGCTGTGGTAGAATAGGTATAGGCAAGTATTTTAACTACCGTGTCCATAGAGTTAATGGACTTGGGAGACGCTGACAAGATAGAAGAGCAAGCGTCATGCACGTGGGCGGGTATTCGTGCTTTCATTTGCGCTCGTAGCTAAGTTGGTATAGCACCGGACTTTTAATCCGGGGTGGATTATTCCTATCGTGGGTTCAAGTCCCACCGGGCGCACCACGCGGTAAGTAGTTTTCGAGTTGCGACTATTGTAGCTGGTATTCGTAAAAAATATAGTAAATGCGTGATATGACAGTATGCCGCGTTTGTGTCAAGGAACAAGCACATTGCGGATAAACCGATGACTGCTGGAAAGACAGCGTTTTACGTTTCCATAGCTCAGTTGGTTAGAGCGCAATCCTGATAAGATTGAGGTCGAATGTTCAATTCATTCTGGAAACACCACTTATTTATTATGTGGTAGTACCCAAGAGGTTGAAGGGGCTTGCTTGGAAAGCAAATAGGCGGCGTAAGCCGTGCAGGGGTTCAAATCCCTTCTACCACGCCACGACCGTAAAGATGAACAAAATGGAACATACGGTGTTACAAAACCGTCTCGGAGTGATTGTATCACAAGGGGATTTAACGGAATATATGCTCGATGCGTGGTTCGCAAAACCTAAATTGCAAATATGCGTCATGTGCCAGACGGCTAGGCGAGAGACTGCAAATCTCTTTTAGATTGGTTCGACTCCAATATGACGCTCCAGTAAATGAGAATCAAAGCGGACTGGTAAAGGGATGCCTTTAGGAGCAGACCGAACTGTTGTAATAGAGGTACACTATTACACTTTGCGGTGCTCTGATTAGTGGTTTTGATGCCGACAATGGTGTTCGCGCCACCCCATCATTTATCCTCAAGCTGGCTTGAGAAACGATACTCGGAAGGGTATCACGCCCCACCGTGGGAGAAAGCGGCAGTCCGGGTCGGGACTAGAGAATACGACCACGCGATATTTGGTGGATGGGAACGAGTGAGTACGATTCGTTCCCAATTTTTATTATTTATGAATAGGAGATGGTTGCATGAAGAAACTGCTAGGAGCTATCATTGCTTTGCTTACAACATTTGTGATAATTTGCGCTGTGGCAGTTCCGTCAAAAGCGGCAGATTTTAGTGACAAGTTTGAATTATATGAATCGTGGAATAACAATCTAAAAGTATATACAAGAGAAGTGAGTGAGGAACTTGATGTTCCGTATTCTGCGTTAGTTGCTATTATCTATCACGAGTCAAGATTTAAGAACGATGTTGGCACAAGCTATATTGGCCTAATGCAAGTTGGATGTACGTCAGATATTTTGAATTTTCTTTCAAATAATGGACTAAAAACATCTAAGAAAGGTTTGTATAACCCAGAGACAAACATTAGAGCTGGTGCATTGATTCTTAGATACGCAATGGATAAAGCCACAAATATGGAAGATGCGTTCTATATTTATACTTGCGGCGAGGGTGCTGTAAAAAAGCGAAAGGCGAACGGTCAGAAGAAAAATAAAGCTACTATTGAAATTACAGAGCTTTATTACGAATATTCTGAATACTTTGCTGAATAGGGTAAATCTGATTATCGACAGTTCCTATTAGATGAACTAAATGGGGTTCAGTCAGAACTCGACGAGACGAACGGTTTGCTTCAGTCTTGTGAAGTGTATCAGTCCGACTATTACAACCAGCAGTTGTTGTTTATAGAGCAAAAGATAGACTTCATAAATTCTGAATTAAAAAATTTAGAATGACCTCTTGACTTCTTGAATCCGGGATGGTATACTACTACTAGGTAGTAATCATCCCGGATTTTTCTTTAAGAAATTTTCCAAAACCCCTTGACTTTGGCCGGTTTCTATGCTATAATATAGACAGTCGAAAGGCAATAAAACAAAAACAAAAGAACTAAAGGAGAAAAAATTATGAAGCTGAAGGTTTATGAGAATCACAATCGCGTTATCGCTCTGGGTCACGAGTTTGGCAAGCGTATCAAGGTGATGGCCGTGTGTCACGCAGAGGATACCTTTGACGCGGACTTCGGTAAGAAGCTGGCAGAGTTCAAGTACAAGATTGCCAAGAAGGATGCTAAGATTGCAGAGCACAAGCGTTACATTAAGGCACTGAAGGCCGCCATTGCCGAATGTGAGC